AGTATAACCTGCTGTTACTGCACATGGCATAATTTTTTTCTCCTTTTATTTTTATAAAAAGAGGGTAAGGCTTGACTTTTCAAACCCAACCCTCTCTTAGTTAATTAATTAAGAACCTACGTAGTAAACTATTTCAGCCGGAAATGCAATTTGAACTCCAGCTTTAAATTCTGCAATGTATCTTACTTCCATTGCTTCTTGTGCATAGAACATTTCAAATTTGCTTTCTTCACCTAATACGTCGCAACCAAAGAACATATTTGAAGTACGCAATGCGTAGATTCTATTAGTTCCATTTAAACCGTTAACTCCAACAACATTAATATTTGTTCCAGGAATTACGATTTCAAAGTTGCTGTTTGAAGCATCTGTGTTGTAGTTAAAAAGGTTAGCATTTGTTAAAGCTAATTGGTAAGTTCTGAAAGTGTCTATTCCACAGAAAATAGTAGTATCTGGTTTGTCAATCAATGCAGCAGGAATTGCTCTAAAAATACCTTGCATAATAGCAATCACATTTGAAGTTGTAATTCCACCTGATGCACTATATGGTGCTCCACTCATGAATGCTGAACTGTTAGCAGCAATTGCTGTTGCAGATGCTGCTGTTACTAATTTAATTAAACCATCAAAACGAGCTAAAGCGTTATCACCTGAACCAGTGTCTCCTTGCCAGAAAGCTCTTTCTAAGTTTTGAGCAATTAAACCAGCTTTTAAGTCTGTGAATTGTTGTTCAAATGGAATTGATTTTGGATTGCTACCAGAAGGCATAGCTAATTGCATCCAATATGTTTCCAAAGTTTTTGGACATAATGACTCATGAACACGAATTGGTGATACTGTCATGCTTCTTAAAGTAAAACTTGTTGTTCCAGAAGCTGAAAAACCGCAAGAAGTACCTGATTGAAACACAGCGTCAGTGTCCATCAAGTTAATTTGCTCAGATGATTTTACACCAGGCATTTTAGTTGCCAAGCTAATTGATTTTGCTGAGAACAATGACTTAGTCAATAATTCTCTTTCGTTGGCTTTAGTCCAAGCCGATAACGATGTTACATTAAATGCCATTTTTTTATTTATTTAAAAAGTTTATGATTTCGTTTAGTCTATTGTATTGGTTTTCTTTTTCTGCTTGGAAATTTACGTTAAAAGGCTTAGCTTCAACTTTTTCACTTGGAGCATCTGCTAACTTTTCTACGATTTGAACCAATTTTGAGAATGCATCTTTTTGTGTATTCATTTTTTCTTCAGTTGATCCCATTTTTTCGGTAATCTTAGCTTCCAAAGCTGTCATCATTTCTTCCATCTTAATGATTTTAGCCATACACTCTTCTACCATTGGTTTCAAGTCTTCAGCCATGTCTTCTTTTTTTGCTTCAACTTCTACTTCTACTGGTGCTTCTTCTGTTTTTTCAGGTAATTCAATAGATGTTACTTTGCCACTTTCTACCATAATTTTTCTGCCATCTTGTAATTCATGTTCACCATCTGGCGCAGGAACTTCTCCTGATTCAGATACTACCATTACACTGGTACCTTCTGCTAATGGACCTTCCCATTTTACAATAGTAATACCATCAGCCAATTTAGCCTCTTCAAAAGAATTTGCTTCTTCTGTAAAGATCTCTTTAAGTTTGCTTAAAAGCACTTTTACGTCACTCATATTGTTATATATTTTTGTTTTGTTTATTTGCAATTTATCTATGAATTCAATTGCTTGCTGAACATTTGTAATCATTTCAACTTTTTTGTCAGCAAATAAGCCTTCTACTGAAAACCCTTTAAATTTTCCACTTTTAATATAGTCATTCCAAATTTCTTCATTGTCTACTTTACAAGAAATAAACCAACTACCATCTGGCAAATCTTCAAACCCTTCTGGAGCTTTTATCCCTCTCATTGAATCAATAATAAAAGACTCAATTAAGTAAACACCTTCAGCTAACATATTCTTTTTGTGTTGAAGATTAAAGTTACTGTTGTATTGGTTTTTAAAGTAACGCTCAACTATTTTCTGAATTGTGCTCTTAGTGAAAACCACGTTATATTCCTCGCCATCTTTACTTCTACGATAGATTGGTTGGTCAGGAATCATTGCAGGCCCTGAGATTATTTGCTTATCAGTAGTCTTAAAACTAAATCCTTTCTTTTCCCATTTAGCATAACATACAGCAGCTGCTTGCTCTTGACTCATTCCGCCATTAACCTCAACTCCAACACAACGACTTACAAACTCGTCCTGACTTTCGCCAGCTTTTGGTTCAACAATAAACTTTTCACCTATCTTACCCAATTCTTTAACCACATCAGAGTTATTGTCATAGTGTTTAGTTATATCTAACTCATTTACTTTTTCTATTTTAGCTTTATTTGAACCAGTAGCAAAAACTTTACTTGAGTCAATACCTAATTTATTAGTAAGTTCTAACATACCATCTTTGTCAGCACGAGCAGAGATTACATATAAATCAACTCCTTGAGCAATTAATCTACTAGCAAGTTCTTGACCTCTTGAAGTACTTAGTGTATCGTCATAATCAATAGAAATTTTTTCAGCAACTAAATCAATTTGTTGAAGTTTTCTACTAGCCCATTCAACACCTTCATCTCCACCCCAAGCTAACCACATTAACGCTCCACAATCTTCTTTTGGGTCGCCAGTTGAATTTTTCTTATGTCTTTGAAATGCTGACATACGCGCAATAGTTTCTCTGCTTATATTTTCACCTTTTGCTAACTGAGATGCACGAACCCAACCAACTTGTGTGCCACATTTTAAGTCGTATTTTTCTTTTAACTCAATAGCCCTTTTAGCATTTGCACTTGCAGCTTTAGGGTAATCATTATAAGTTTCGAATTGTTGTGAAAAAGCTACCCAATCATACTCAATTGCTGGTGAATCAACTAATGCAATAAAATCTACGCCAGTTTCTTCATCATCATTGATAAGTAACTCATATAAAGGTAATTTTGTCATATATATAAATATTTCTTAAGCTTTATTTTTTAACCTATAACAGCTTTGGCCTTTATCGCATCAACTTTCTTTTGAGTGTCCGTTATATCGGTTTCTGTTACATATACTTTCGTTGCACCTGTGTTATTTACATCTATTGGATTAGTGTTATCTATTCTTGTGAAAGAACTTGCAGGACGTGTCATCGGTGGTGCTGATATGTTTGCACTTCCACCACTTGAACCAGGTACTTGAACAGCTAAAATTTTATTTACATTTGCAATACCTGCTGCAATGGCTGCTGCTGCACTTAATGGGGCTAAGAATACTGGATCTATTTTAGCAGCTGCTGTATATGCTGATTGAGCAGCTAAGTAAGTGTCTATTGTGGCTGCTGCTACTGCTAACGATTTTCCCTCTGCTGTGCTTTCACCTAATAATCCTGAGAAAGTTTTTAATGAACTTGAATAATTTTGTAATGCTTGAACTCTATTTGCCGCTACTTGTTCATCAAGTTTTTTGGTAGCTTCAGCATTCTCTTTATTTATATCATACTTTTTCTTTGCTATTTCAGCCTCAATTGCTACTGTACTTTGCCCATACATTTTGGCGTTTTCAAGTTGCTGATTTAGTCGTTTTAAATCTAATTCATCCTGCTGTTTTTTTAGTTGCTCAGTTGTTAAATTCTGATTTAAAAGTTTAGTTGATTCTTGCTTGTAATAGTCCTCAGTTATTTTTGACGTGTTATCAAATCCATTTTTAACAGCATCTTCTTTTTCCTTTTGTGCCTTATCAAAGTCATCAATTTGTTTTTGTTGACGTTCTAAACTCTTTTTCTGTTCTTCTTCAACTCTTTTTTGTCTTGCCTCCTGAGCTGATTTGTATTTAGCATCTTGAGCATCTTTTACGTTTTGTATTCTTTCGTATTTCTGCTCAAATCCACTTACAGCATTTTGTCTTTTTTGATAATTTTCTTGTAAAGCTTTTAATGCCTTGTCTAAATTTTCATTTCCAGTATTTAGTTCAGCAATAGAAGTACCTTTGGCAATTGCTAAAATTTGCTTATACGTTCCATCGTAAGCAAGAACACGTTTTTTTAGTGTTGCAGTTTCTTCTATTTGTGACTTTTGAGCTTCATCAACTTGTAATTTTTGCAGTCTTATAGTTTCTTGAATAATTGCATTACTTTCCTTTTCAGTTATGTTTTTATTCTTTAACTTTTTTAGGTTTACATCAATTTGTCTTTCATATTGTGCCTGCCTTAAATTAACTGCTGACAATGAATCCTCATAATCTCGGCTCATTCTTTCAGCCTCCTGCATGGCTAAAGCTTGTTCTTTAATCTTTTCTGAGCTAAACCCAGTACCATTAATTAAACTTACAAATTGATTTTGAAGTCCAGAAAAAGCCCCACTTAATAAAGCAACCTTATCTGATAGAAAATCAACTATTGGACTAAAATTAGATAATAAAGCTGTAAGTGTTCCAATAGCAACAGCAACCGCAGCCAATACCATTCCTACTGGAGAAGCAATAATAGCTTTGAAAGAATTAACCATCCCTTTGAAACCATCCACAGCCGAACCAATTGGACCTGGCATTCTACCAACCGCATCAGTAGCTTTGTCTAATTTCTTTTCGGTTTCTTTGGCTTCCTTTTGTGTTTCCTTTAA